AAAGTCTTACAGGCGTGTTGAAGTCTGTTGATGAAGTCAGTCTCACCATTGCGGTCATCAAACTTAATGCCGCACTTGGTCAGCGAATCTATCACCATGTACTTAACGCCAAGTTCCTTAGCGCAGTAATGCACTGCCGCCAAGATGCGGGCTGTTTCGACTGTATCTAACTGGTCGTAAATAACTATGTTCTTGTCGGCAAAGTCTGTGAACTCGTTGATAAACTCCTCGGATGGCTCACCTGATCTAGCTCCTGCGGCTTGTAAACACATCCTCCAAAGCGTCTCTGTCGGCTGCATCTCAAGTGACGCAATGCAAACCTTTGAATGCTTGGCTAGGTGTAAACAAATCTGTCCGACTATCATGGATTTCTTCGCGCCATTAGCTCCTGCAACTATGGTTAGTTCACCCTGTCTCAGGCGAAAAGTATCAATAGTTTTCCCCCAAGGAAGGGTAGCTCCCCATATCTTCTGCCCCTTTGATCGCTCGATAACGTCATCACGCCAGTGTCCGGCAGGTTTAATCTGCTGCGCTTCCATCATCGAGGTTAGCTCGATGTATTTATCTAGCTCCAAACCCTCTGGGATTTTCATAGCTCAATCTCCCACGAGGCGGCAGGTTTATCCTTGGCTAACTGTTCCTTGTTGCGTCCTTCCCATGTCCTGACGGTAGCCTTCCACGATTTCATCTTGTGATTACCCACGAGCCATCCCCTTGATTCATACCAATCAACAAACCTCTCAGCATCTATCCCGTTACCCCTCTCTAGGCAGTAGTTTTTCACCTCATCCAGAGTGGGCGGTTTAAATATATTATTATTGTTTATTTGTTTATTGTTAAGTTGTTGTCGACTTGACTGTCGTTTGCTTGTCGTTTGCTTGTCGCTGTCTTGATACTTGCAGTAGTTAGTTATTGATATTATTGAATATTTACTGTAATTCTGCTTGTCGATTTGGTGACAGTTTTCGAGTCGTTTGATTGTCGTTCTTAATCGCCTAACTGATATGCCTAGTCTGGCACTTGCGGCATTCAACCCGAACACTATCTGTCCCCTCTTTAAATTCAATGGCTTACCGTTAAATGAGACGGTCTTGTCCTCTGTCGCAGCCCCAAGTAATAGGTACAGCCATAGCTTCAACGCTTCAGGATCATCCCATACAAAACTGTCCTGTATCTTGCGGTCTACTCTGATCCATCCATTCATATCTTCACCCCTGCCGCATCAAGTATGGCTTGCGCCTTGTAGATCGCTTGCCGATCAGAGGGTGTAGGTTTTAGATTGCCATCCTTCGCCCAGATATAAACTAATTCCATCAGGCATTTGGCAGATTCAATCTCCTCTCGAGTAGCCTTGTTAAACTCTGGCTTGTAGCCATCCTCGGGGTAAATATCTGACCATGACAGCCCTGCCGCAGACAGAATCTCCTCTCCAGTACATCCTGCGAAACAGTGGATGAGCACCTTACCGTTGTCTAAGTGTTTGATACTTAAAGAACTTGACCCGTCATCATGGGCAGGGCATTTCGCCATTGCCTTGTTGCCAGATTGCCTGACCTGTTCGAGTCTTGATAATACTTTGTTGTAGTCTGACATGATTTTCCCTTTGTGTTTTCAAAGGGATAAGGTATTCTACGCATAGCCGCGCAGTTTCCCCTCCCCTTGTGTCTGCGTGGTTAGCCCCCGAAAGGGGGCGTTTCACTTGGAGGCATACCCCAATCACCGTTGGCTTTTTTCTGTAGTCCTACCATCTCAGGCGGCACACAGAACCTATGCTCAGAATGCTTACCCTTTCGGTGACGGTCAAAGTTTCCCTCAGTTGAGAATATTTCCCAACAACTAGGGCATTGACTGCGATTTCCCATCCCTAGATTGACGTAAGGGCGAACGCCTTCACGTTTTGGTACTTCAAATTGCTCCCAAGACAGCTCAGATTTCAGCTTCATTATACTTACCCCTTGTGTTGGTATTACTTTTCAATTTAAACGCCTCACAGCGCTACCGTTTAGCCTTTAACGATGGATATATCTGCTTGCATGAATGCCGCAGCAATATCCTCGCACTCAGATTGTAATAATTTCATGCCACTCTCGCGATACTGTCTCTCAACTAAGAAGGATTTATCCTTCGTATGCTCTCGAATGTAATGCTGTTTTGCTTCCTCGGCTTGCTCGAGTGTTGAATATCTCAAACCGAATACACCGTTTTTACTTTTTAATCTGTACATTTTATCCCTAATCCCTTGTAGTCAGGATGACCGAATTGCCCTTCGGTTCTATCTGAACCGCCTGTAGCGTACCACAAGCAAACAGATTCTTGATAGTATTTCTCGGCGTTTATTTCATCCTCATAATCCCACTGCCCTACCATTAACAATAAACCCGCTAGTGTTATCATTCCTATAAATTGTTTAATCATTATCACTCTCCAATTTTGGGTATACATTGAGCGCGTAATCTTGCGCCTCCGATATTTCCTTCGGTGTGCATAGCATTGCGAGTTCATCGACTAGGTTTAGCGCATCCTGTAGCCTGTGTTTAGGTGCTGTTAACGCTAGCATTAGCGCGTTAGTTAATGCCTGTTGGTGATTCATTCTCTACCCTCCGCTATATCCAAAAGTCTACTTACATCCTCAGCCATGCCCATGCTTTCAGCTTCGATTAAATCTGGCAATAGGATGTCTCTGATGTACTCTAAAAAGTCTGCTTTATTTTGCTCGTTCATAATTACTCCCCTATCTCGTCATATATCGCATAAGCCTCGCCGAATGTTTCGGCTATCTTGGTAAACTTTTCGGCATAAGTGTCGCCGTATACTTCCGGTTTATCCCAAAACCCTACACCATGACCGTTGCGCGTAAACCAAAAGTCATGCCCCGCCTGTTTTATATTGTCAGGCGAAAGGTAGCACTCAATTCGGCTATAGAATGCGAGACAATCGATTGTAGATTCGCGGAAAAAATCCTCGTCTATTTCTGCACCGATTGGCGGCTGACCGTCATCGCCTAATTCCGTAAAGTCTACCGCCTCGAGATATGCGTTAACGAATTTTAATTCTTTCGCGTTTAAAGTAATGTTATTCATAATTCACCCCTTATAGTATTGGCTGTCGGTTTAGTCGCACGATTACATCGTCAGGATCTAGCGACCGTTGCTTAGCTAGTTGCATTTTAACGCTTGCTAGTTCGGGCGTTGATGGTTGATAAGCTTTAGTGCCTGCAAATTCGCAAAGCTTTGCCCATGTTATGAACTTAGACTCGCCATTCTCTACTATTTCAAAATCTATCATGATATTCCCCTTAAGTGTGTGATTATGTTAGAATTGTCTCGCGTCTATGATTCGTTCGGCTGTGCTCTCTAAGTTGTAAGATTGGGCAACAAAGCCTCCGCCGAAATCCTTGCCGCGATAGACTCGAAAGCCGATAGAATTCGCAATCTTCTTTGCCGTGTCGTAATCCTTACCGAACGCAAGCCAGTGGATAACGTAGCGCGGATTGCCGTTAACATCATTCCTGACTCGGTACATATCGTAGCCTAGCGCGTCTTCTGTTTTGTAATCTAAGTGTGCCTTGTAGTTCATAGTTATTCCCCTTGCGTAAAGTAATAAGGTGATTGATAAGCTTTATGACTTTCCATTTCTAATTCTCGAGGCACTCTTAACCCATTAGCCTCGTATGCCCGTATCCTTTTTTGTATGTCGTTATAGCGATTGACTTGCGAGTCAGTCCAACGAATTCCATATATGTCTACGAAATCGTATTTTACTAGCATGATTTATCCCCCTTGATTGTGCGCCCCGTAGGGCGCGTGATTGTTAAACCTTGGCAAGTATTTTGTCGATTACTGAATCGGCGTAGTTGCCATATTCTTCGTTAAAGCCGTTATGCAGATTGCGCGCGTCTATAGCGCATGAACCGATTACTTTTAGGATGTCCTTATCTTTTGTTGTCGCCAGTATTAATTTCGCGCAATGGCTAGGCAATATTCCCGCCTCGTAAAAGTTAATCAATAGGTGTGTCGTAGTGATCATAGTCTTACTTAGTTGCATGGTTTATCCCCTTAGGTAGTGCGCTGCACCGTTGCTGCGCTGTCGTAAAGTACAATGCACTAGGCGTGCCAACTCATGCCAACAATCGAAATTAATTTTAAATCTTCAACGATTACAATGCGTTACGGATGAAAATAAATTCACCGGATTGTTTTACTGTATGGATGAACAGTGTGTAGAAGTGTTACTGTGTTACCGCAATGTGTTACTGTGTTACCGATGAAGTGTTACCGGTAACAGTGTGGGATAGTGTGAGATATGTGTGTGCTATAGGCTGCTTATTAGCCATTCACACCTACTATTGGCCAATCTCGCCAACAGTTAGCGAATCTCGCCACCTATTATCCGCGCGTGTGTGTGCGTGTGCGCGAATATAGAAGCGGGGTTTGCGGAGGGGGCGGGGAGGGGGCTGTGCGCGCGCAAATTATTATAGTTGCCCCCCAAATTTGCAGCAGGTAATTTTAAAAAAAAGCCAAAACCAACTTTCCTCAACTCCCCGTAACATCTAGCGTTGTACAAAAATTAGACAATAATTAAAAGTCGTGTTTCAATGCCAACAATAATTCTTCATGTATAGATACGAACCTGTTATGAAAGACAATGATGACAAACCAAA